CCTCATCTACAATCCAAGCGTGTGCGTCTGTATCAGCACTTGGAGAGTCACCATCAACAAGAGCTATAGCTTTATCTAAAGCAGCTTTAACTTTTGTTATTCCAACACTAGATGTATATGATGATGCGTCTCCAAATAAAGCAGGAGCAGCTCCATCTGCTCTAAATTTATCAAGAGCTGTATTAATAGCATCTAAAGCTGTTTCAATATCACCACCATTATCAGTCTGAGTAGCTATCTCAGCAGCTTCTCCCTTTGCTAAATCTATTTCGTCTTTAGCTGTTCCAATTCTTGTATTTGCATTACCAAGATAAGTATGCATATTACCAGCTATACTAACAGCACTATCTATCTGAGTATTAATAGCACCTAATGCAGTCGCAATTGCACTATCATCAGCTTCACCTTCAGCTTGAGCAGCTTCTAAAACACTAGCATCAAACTGACCATTGGCAAGTACTACAGCAGTATTGACCCTTCCTGCCGCTGTTGCTATCGCCGCAGTTGCTGTATCTATATCTGAATCTACCAATACAGCTGCTTCTGCTATCTCTACTTTAGCAAGGTCAAGCTCTGCATTATCCAATCCAACTTCAGTAGCCATCTTGTCTACTTCCGCATTCGCCAAACCAATTTCTGTAACAGCTTTATCTGCTTCGGCATTAACTAAACCAGCTTCAGTATGTACGTTATCAGCTATAGCTAACAATTCATCTAATTCGGTATTGATAGCCGTAAGAGCCGTTGTAACAGCTGAAGCTTGACTGGGATATTCTGTTGACCACGCCACACCACTAATCGTAGTTGTAGGTGAGGCATAAGATGGTGCAGTTGTGCTAAAACTTACAGTAGATGCTGTAATTGTCGGTACATCAGGAGGCACTGCAGCTATACTTAAATCACTCACAGCAATAATAGACGGCGCTGCTGTCCTAGCCAATGATATAGCAGATGTGGCTGTACCTGAAGCCTCTACTGCAACTTCATCAAATTCTTCATTGGCCAATGTACATATTTCATCAACTTTACCCAATTCAGTAGCCATTGCGTCACAGGCAGTTTCAAAATTACTTGAATTGTCTGTATTTGTAGCCAACTCTGCCGCTTCTGCTTTAGCGAGAACAACTTCTGCTTTCGCAAGAACTAAATCAGCATCTATCTTATCACATACAGCTTGAGTTTCATCTAATTCAGTATTCATAGCTGTGAGAGCTGTTGTTATATCTGAATTTTGAGCAGATGCTAACTTTTCAAATTCTTTAGAAGCCGCATGAAATACAACTGCGCTTCTTAAATCACAATCATCATCTATCTTAGAAGAATCTACATATAAAACTCTTGCAGTCGCAGAATCAGTTGGGTCAGGTTTAACTATAACTACTGTACCTTTATCAGTAACTGCATTATCAAGATAATACTTTGGGTATGTAGCTGTTGCTAAATGTAAACTTGAAGAATTTCCTATAAAACCTTTCATACTATATGGGACTTCAGTTGCACTAAGTCCATTTCTAGATACATCTAATATACTATCAGTCGCAGTAGGCATAACCACACTAGTCCCTTGTGAAGCATTTCCACCATGACTAGATGCAGTCGTAAGGGTAGCTGCCCATTTTAATAAATTCTTTGGAACACTTGCCGCTACAAACTTTTGCGCAGAAATAAGAAACTGTGCATTTGCATCTGCTACTCCAGTTATATTCTCTATATCTAATTCTATATTCGTTGTTGCTATATAATTTCTTTATTTTAGTAGTATAGGGAGGTATCGAGCCTCCCCATACTTTAATCTTTATATCGTGCTATTACCTCACGAATTTAAGATTTATTCTTCTAAAGAACCTTTGTCGGATTTCACTGTTAACTTTCTATGAATTATAGCTCCACTTAAATCAGCGGCTTGTAATAAATAGAAACTTGGAGTTACAACTTCATTCGCATCAAATGAAAATGATGCAGTTGTAGAAGGAGCAGCACCATCTATTTGATATGTAACTGCACCAGCTTTACTAACTGACACTTTCAATGAGTGAATTTCAGTATCCGCCCAATTGTCAGTAGTATCCGTAGTTGTAGTAGCACCGCCATTTAAGATAGTTTCAATCTTAATGTCACCTGATATTACATTTAACACGGCACTTTCATCTCTGTCGTCAATAGCAGCTTGATGAGCTTCGACTTTAGCAAATCCGAAAGCACAGTCATCAGTTCCAGAAACATCTGCAATACTAAACTCTAGTTCAGCACTAAAAGACTGTTTCCCAACTGTGAATTTATCTATGCCTTCACGACCCTTGCATGTGTTATCACTCATTCGCCATTCGATTCCATCATCATCATCCTGCTCATATGCATAATCTGCACCAGTAGCTGTCATACCAGGAGCGTCATTATCTTGAGCTACGATAGGATAGAGTGTGCACTCAAATCCATCAGCATATTGATGAAGAGCAGTATCTCCAGCAGTTCCATCAACTAACTGCGCTACCGCGTGTTCATAATCCGAAACATTAGGTGGAGTAGCAAAACGATAAATCTGTTCGAGATCTTTCGCAGCTTCATTGATTAAACCACCATCTTTATTCTGTCCATAAAGTGCTATAGCCATAATCTATACCCCCCTATTTCCAGATGGCATGGGCTTCAGGCATTTGCCATTCCATACCAGCTTCAGTTTGAATTAAGTCAACCCTACGGTCAACGCCACTATTTTCCAATGTTTGAACACCAACATAAATCGCAGTATCACGATTAAGTCCGTTTCCAACTAATGGTCTATATTTACAATAACTCATATTGCACCCAATCATTTTGACTTGAGTACCGTCTAAGTGAACATTACGAGCAACATTCATAACCCCATAAGGAGTATAAATCTGTGTAATGTCTACACCATAAACATTTTTCTTACCACCAACTGAGAAATCAGCGCGTCCAAGAGCAGTAGAACCTCCACCACTCGAGTCAGCAACTTGAGATACATTAGCAGAAAAATATCCACTAAGTTTATGCAACCAGTTGTATACATCAGTTGGAACCATAAACAATGTCGCATTTGCGTTATTATGTCTAGGGTCTAAGAATTGAGACATGTCATCGAGGAAATCATCTTGTGCTTTTGTGCCAGACCCACCCATACCAGAACCATCAAAAATATTCCCATAATTAAGAATAAAATCAACAGCTCCTTGAGTGTACTGTACATCATCAACAGAAGCTTGAGAACCAAACAACAACGATGTTTCAATATCCCATTTGTGTTCAATCAGCTTTTCCCTCCAAATTCGAGCAAACTCATTAGGTTCGTACTTGAGCACGGTTGCGCGAGTAGTATTATCCATCGCAAGTGCTGTTTTCCAAATCTGAGTTAATCCAAACCCGGTTGAGAAAGGCTGGTCTTTCCATGTCTCAGGATAGCCTGTACCTTGACCGTGAGCAGAACCCACAACGTATGACCTAGCTTTTTCAAGCACATTAGCTATATTAGCACTTGAGATAGTTCCAAGTGGGTCGTCCCCACAATAACTAGCCAAATACTTAATACTAGCTGCGCTTGTAGCTTTAACAATTGTTCCTGTTACAGGAGTCCAATATGCCGTTCTTGCTCCATCATCTTCTGCAGCTCCATCCGATAAATCGTGGAAAGTTGCAGAACCGCTCTCATTACTGTGAACAGTATCAATGCGGACAAGAATATAATCATCTACGTCATTAGATGTAACTGCAGCCCCAGTTGTCATTCCACCAGCATCAGAATTACTTAAATTAACTTTAAGTACCTGGTCTTGCATAAAGAATCCAGGCTGAGTGCCAGATTGTCCAACTAGAACATCATTGCTAGTGTTGTTATTTACACTTCCAATATTACCACTTGACTTATAGTCAGTAGCCATTAGAAGTTTAACTTGTTGTCCTGTAGATGTTGATAAAGAAGCATTACCAGTTGTTTTCAACTCGGCTTCAGTAAAAACATTAGAACCACTATCGTATCCAATTACATATGCATAACGCTTATGATAAGACGGTCTACGTTCTGTGAATTTAAACTCGGGGTCGTCGGTAGGCTTTTTTGCAACTTTAGATACAAAACGGAAGAAAGGGTCTTGAGCTATTGATAGCTCAGAGACTCTATCACCGAAATTGTATTTTCGTCTAAGGTCGCCTGTGTCTTTTGAAGTACCGTCAGACCATGTTGCCACGTCTGAATATGTACTTGCACCAAATACATCAGCCATATTATTACCTTTTATTTAATCGTTATGGCTTAAAGTATTCTCTATTTAAAGATTCTAAATACTAAAAGCCTTTTCTAGTTCACTTTCAGAACCTAAAAGGGCATCAAATATTTTATCATCTGGAGACTTTTCCACTTGAGCTCCACCAGTAGTAGCTAAAGAACCGGGTATTTCTTGAACCTCGCGCATCTTTTGACGCATCTCGTCTCTTGTCTTATTAGCTATATTACTATCACGATTCTTACGATTCATTAAATAATAAATATCATCTAATTCAAGAGATTTAGACTTTGCGAAATCAACAAATGTTCCCCACTGTTCGTCATCTAATTCATGTTGTTGACGGAAAGAAGCTTCTTTTGCTAACCTGTGATTTTCAGACCTTTGCCCTTGTAATGCTTTCCCAAGCCTACGCTGAACAATGCCATCAATCGTGGCACCGAGAACTTTTGCTGAATCCGATTCTGGAGTTGCAAAAGCTTCATCGGCATCAAATGAAAAATCTTCTGGAAGATTTAATTGTTGTGCCATATTTTCAGGTGTCTGACCACCACCCTCAAAATAATTTCTCACATGAGTAATTAAATTAGGGTCGTCTCGCATAGCGTCAAGGATTGGCATATAAGGCTCTAGCTCTTGGAGCTTTCCATTAAGCCTTTTTGCTTCTCTGCTTGAATCGCTATACCTTTTTTGCATTATCTCCACATCCACTACTTGTGGGTTTGCTTCAACATGCGGTTGAACTTCACTGGGGCTCGTTAGTGTATTATCACTATTAGAATCCGAGGTTAGCTGCGAAGGTTCGTCTAATATCCCACCATTAACACTTTCATCGAGAGCTGCGAAGAAATCATCTCCGCCTCCCATGACTGAATCAACTGCTTGGGAATTTGGATTTGTAGTCTCTAATTCGGGGGCCATAACGGCGTTGCCTTGTACTTGAGCCATACGTTATTCTCCATTTTGTTAGTTTAACTTAAAAAAATTTGTAGTAAAGTTACAACTATTCTTTTTCACTCTGTTTTTTATCTTGTTTTAAGTCGTTTCTCATCTCATCACGTAGTCTTTGAAACTCAACTTTCAACATTCCTTTTAATAATTTTTGTTGCGCTTGAGTATCTATAACGTCTTTTCTTATTTCATTTGAAGCTTGTCCAACCTGCATCTTTATACCTGCTTGTACTAATTGACGTTCTAGTGTTTCAATAGTTCCATCTTTATCTTTCATAGATTCTTCCATTGAAGATAATTGAGATTGAAGTTGCGCATATACTGATTTTCTTTCAACAATCTTTTCTTTATTTCTTATATCGGTTTCTCCTATCATCGCAATATCATCAATCAACCCAGCTTGAAACCATCTAAAATATTCTTCAAGTAATGCCCATCTATTTACAGGCATTGTAGCTCCTGCTACAACTCTTACATCGAATCTTGCAGTAGCATAATCTTTATATCTACCTATCGCTTCTCCATAATCATTATAAACTTGTATATTGATAGAAACTTCTTTTTCTTCATCTGGCATTTGCCCAGCTTCAGGTTGTACAATCCTAAATACCTTTTCAATCGTATAATGTTTTTGAGCCATTTGTTGAAATATTCTACCTAAATGTTCTAAAGCAGGTTCTACTATACTACCCATCCATGCTTTAAGTCTTCGAGTCCCAAATTCATCATTCGCTAATAATCCACGATAAGTCTCTGGCTGCTCTTGTGTAAATCCCATCATTGCAGAAGGCACTCCACTAATATATTCTGCATCAGCCTTTCCTTCTTGCACAACTGTATAGAAAGCATTGTTGATTGGAGCCGGTAATACAGGAGTAGGAGGTGTGAATCCTTGACGATATTTCAGTAATGCACCAGGTGAAGATGAGTATTGTTCCCATTCTTCTTCTGGGACAGAACCTTCTTCATACATCCATCTAAGATTAGATGCAAGATTAGCATTGTGTAACATAATTTGATGAGATTTATTTATTTCTTGTTGTTTACCAATAAGAGGTACAACTGCACTCATTGGAAACGGAGTTCCGCTATACATATATGGAATTGGTACAATAGGATATTCAGTAACTGGTAATGTATATTCATACAAGAAGACTTCATCTCCAACAGTACAAGTTAATATAATTCTATTTTCGTGGAATTTTATCGCATCAACTATATTTTTACTAGCATCGCTATCTTCTAATATTTTATAATCAGATTCACTCATTACTTGCTGAGCAATAGTACTTGCAGCGTCTTGAGCTTCAGCTGTTAGTTGCATCCTCTGTTCTTCAATAGCTTGAACAGCCATTTTCTGAGCTTTCTCTAATTCTAATTTTGCTCTCTCAGGTATCATTTCACCTGCTTCAACAGCTTGATTTAATTGAAATTCTTTTTCTATAATCCCTACTTCTACTTCTTTTTGGAACTCTTCAATTTTCTCTTCAACTTGTTTTTTAATTAAATCTAATTCAGCAGGGCTTGGTTTGACTCTTATATAAACATTACGATATGCAAACTTCTTCTTAGAATATGTTTCATAGTATGCAATAATATCATCATCTTCAGCCTCAAGATTAACACCCATTGTAATATCTTCTGGTTGAATAGTAAATGATTCATCCATATCTCTTTGAGAATAAGAGATTACTTCATTACTTCTCGAAACTTTTTTTATCTTCATTTCATGGTCTGGTAACATATTTATTAAGCTTGACCTTGAGATATTCTTCCTAATTGTTATAAAAGTTGCATCTCTAAATAAGAAGTCTCTACTTGCTGGGTCTACATATATATCATATGGTTCAATTCTTTTAAATTTAACTTCACCTAATCCTCGGTCATCATCTCTATCTATATCTACAAGAAAATATCCAATTCCTTTTGTAAGACTATCAAGAACTACTTGACTATATAGAGATTTACCATTTGATAAATACCAACAATACTCTGCTATATCTGAGTGGACTTGAGCCGCATCTACGTCATCACCAGTAGCCCCTACAGCTTTCCACCTAGGATTATTAGCTGTAACGAAATACTTCATAATTTCTATAATAGGAGTTACTCTATTAATAGTAAATGTAGGCATTCCAGCTTCTTCTAATGCATCTACTTCTCTCTTTGAAAGTTGCTCATTTAAATAAAAGTCAAAACCTTTCTGGCTAAGAGTCTGCCATCTTTGTCTATGACTATTGTTTGCTCTTTCCCAAAGTTGTTTATTAGTTTGAGCTCTTTTCTTATTTGTCATTCTTGCCATAATTTATTTCCTATCTTCCCATTTGCCATTGTCTTGTGCGACCCTCTGTATCTCTCGCATATTTAAAAACTTGTTCTGTAATATCTAATGGATGACCCAACCTTGGTTCTAAAAATTGCCCATATCTTTCATGATATAATTTTGGGTCTTGAGGAAATCTAACATCTTGGTATACTTTTATACCTGTAACATCTGAAATAGGAAGCCCTCGTTCAAATATAGTATGAAGGTCTTTACCTTTCCTAAAAACTGTACGCCCAGCAAGGTCTGTATACAAAGCCTGTTGAACTCCAGCATATGGAAAATCACTTGGGTCAAATCCTCTCATACCCATCGCTTCTCGCCTTATTGCATCAACAGTAGTTTCAACATCATAAATAACCCTATCTCCTCCAAACCAACCCATTTTATCCCCTATTCTAGGAATTTGATAAGGCTCTGGATATCTTGGATAACTTGCCGGTTCAGCGTAAGGACGAGCAGACCAATACGGTTTTCCCTTCTCTGGCGTAAAACCTGAATACTCTCCTCCTCCTTGTAAAACAGCTTTCCCTCCTCTAAATCCAACAATATCTGCCATCCTTAAATTTGGTGGAGTTCCTCTTCTAACATTAGAAATCTCACCTAAAAAAGGAACAAAAGCCATTGAAGACCATAGAGTATTCTTCCAATCTCCCTCTACAGCATACAAAATTGCGTCAAGAGCATCTGCTGGAGGCAAAGCCATTCCAAGTGATTGTAAAGCTGCATGAGCAGTAAGATCAGGCTTTGGTTGTTTTTTTGCTAAATCTCTTTTTTGCTTAGCTGATAGTTTTTTTCTTTTTCTAAGTTCTTTAGAACTAAAACCACCACTTAATCTTTGAAATAATGTAGGTTCCTCTACTACACCATATTTCAATAATTCTCTTTTTGGTTTAGACTTCTTTTTTTTATCTTCAGCCACTTATTATCTCAACCATTTCTTTACAACTTCAACAAAATGTTCTGGGTCACCTTTTCCACCCTCA